AATTAATACCAGATTCCACGGAACTCTCCGGGACGCCACCCATCAGAACGCCGCACTTGCTGCGGCTATTGACGCAGGTCATGGGGTCCTCAGCCTACCGTGCGGATTCGGGAAGACCACCGTTTCATTAGCCATCGCGTGTAAACTCGGGTACCGAACCATGATCATCGTACACAAGGAATTCCTCGCGAATCAGTGGGAAGAACGGATCAAACAGTTTTGTCCGGGTGCGACCATCGGTCGTGTACAACAAAACAAGAAAGAGGTTGAATGTGATTTCGTGATAGCCATGCTACAGTCCCTGTCCCTTAAGGAATACTCGTTTGGGGATTTCGATAGTGTGGGTACAGTCATAGTAGACGAAGCACACCACATATGCGCAAAGGTGTTTAGTCAATCTCTGTTTAAGATATGTCCCAATCACATATTCGGTTTGTCGGCGACACCAAACAGGAAAGATGGACTCACGAAGGTGCTTCACTGGTTCATGGGCCCCACATTTTTTGCGGTAGAACGGGAAAATCAACAAGACGTGGAGGTGTTTCCCATCGAGTTTGAGTGTCCCCGTTTTAGAGACCCTCCGCCGTGTACACGATTCGGGAAGCTCTCACTCTCCACGATGATCACGGAACTCACAGAGAACCGCGACCGAAACAAGATGTTGGTCGACCTAATTAAACGCATCACGAAGGGTACGAGACAATTACTCGTGTTGAGTGACCGCCGTCAACACTGCATGATGCTTCATCAGTGTTTTCCAAAAACGTCCGGACTCTACATGGGTGGCATGAAAGAATCGGAACTCATGGAATCTAGTAAGAAAAAGATCATATTCGCGACGTTTAGTCAGGCACACGAGGGACTCGACATACCGACACTCGATACGGTGATTCTCGCGACACCTAAATCAGATATCGTTCAGTCCATAGGTAGAATCATGCGTGAGACGAAAGGAAAGAAGAACAACCCAAACATTTACGACATCTTCGATCAGTGGTCGGTGTGTCACGCCATGTATAACAAACGTCTGCGCGTGTATAAACAGGGTGGCTTCAAAATGCCCAAGATGAAAGAAGAAGAACCAGATGACTTCGCGCGAGGGCAGTGTTTGATAAAAGTGTAGCCTAATTACAGAATGCCGTGTGATTCAAATAAAAGGTCGCAACGGAAACTAAAAAAGGTGATTAGAGCGAAGAAAGCACCAAATTAGATTATTACGGTATACACCGTCTCATCCATCAATGAACTCGGGGAATGGTCGAGGATCTCGAAAACGCTTAAATTTCTCTTTTTACCATTCGCGTGCTGTGTGAATGGTAAAAGGGTGTTTACTTTTTAATAGAATCCATAGCGGCGAGTGCAAGAACACCCGCGATAAAGAACAAGACCACATAGTTCGTTTCCGTGTCTTCCATTCGAGAACCCCTGGGTGGGGCTCTCTGAGATGGAGCACGCATCTGAGGAACGCGCACTGGCGGCTCTTCCTCGATGGGACAGTACCCTATCATTTATACTGTACGCTTACAAATTTATTTCGACGGACTTCTTCTTACGCCCGCGTTTACCCTTAGTGGTTGTAGACACCTTGACTTCTTTGACATCACTCTCATCTTCGTCACCCTCTGGAGCATCGACTATGTCAGAAATGGCGTCGTCATCGTCGTCTGGGTCAATGCTTGGAATTGGTTCCGGGGGTGTAGTAGACATGGGTGGAACCGGGGGCATCATGATGTTGCCCATCAAACTAGAGATGTCTACACCCGGTCCCTTCATTTCATAACGTTCACCGTCACCACCGGAAGAAGATGGTGGTTCGACTGCACCACGTGGAGTCGTATTCTTCACGGCATCAACCATGTTTTGTACGAGTCCTGGGTTTTGCTTGAGAATATCATTCATATTAGGCATGACCGACTTGAACATACTGTTTGTCAAGTGGAACATCATCGCAGAACCACCAAGCATCATGATGAGCTTGATTTCTGGAGCCACCGTCATCTTGGTTCTATATTTCACATAGAGCTCCTCGAAAACTTCATCGTAATCATCCACATTTTCCATGACATTCTCGGACCAACCATCGAGTTGAATCTCAAATGGGTTGTACTTTTTGTTCAAAAATTCGAGTCCCGTACAGCATGCAATCAACATACGCCTACTAAATTTTATAGACTTTTCAACATCTATACTATAGGTAATTCTCTTAACCTCTGTACGTAAATCGTCGACATTTGAATACACATTGAGTCGCTTGTTTACTGTGAAGCCGCGCTTCTCGAGACGCCCCAATTTGTTTACCAAATCTGCCTTTTCTTCGTCTATAGACTTGTATCCAGGAGAAGGTCGCTCTTCTTGTTGGATCGTGTAGTCTCCTTGCATGTACTCCTGCGGGTCTTCTTCTTGTTCATATTCACCATAGTCGACGGGGTCTTCTTGGTATGGTGGCGGCACCGACTGTTTTGTTGGGTTAGCAAACGCATCGATGTCTTCCTGAACAGCGGACTCCATCGGTGATCTACTCGGTGGTTTGTAAACCGTTGGTTTTGGAATACTCCTCGCAGAACGTGGACGGGGAACCTCGATTTCAATCTCGTCCATGATAGCCTGTTCGTTATCATCGAGTTTCATGACATTTCCCTGACTTCTGTCAAGTACTATCTCTCCGTCCATTACTCTGTACTTTGAAACTAATTCAATTTCTTTAACGCACTTTACATAAAAAATATCTAGTACATAGTAAATGAAGCTTAACCTTAATGCCACCAACCGAAACACACTCGCTGCGATTGTAATCGTGTTCTGCTTGTTGTCTGTGATGATGGCGCTGTCTCCACGATCCAGAAGTTATTACCAGCCCAGACCTATTAACCTTGAAACCGAGGGCGCCGAGACCGGTTCCATTTTCGACTTGGAACACAAGATTGAATGTGTCCCAGGATCCCCAGAATCTGCGTACTACACCAAGTCTTTGACTCCAGGTGGTATCTGTGGCGACCAAGAATTCGTCAAGAAGAGCGCTGACGCGAAGATTATCGGTGGAATAGGCGGATCTTTAATCTAGGCTTACTGTAAATGAGTAAGGTAAACATCACTCGTCCAGCTTTGCCTGATTTTGATTTTGAATATCACACTATCATGGTCGATACGATCGGCCAAGATAGCAAAAATACATTCACAGTTCATCTCACACAACCACTTGAAAACATAGTTCAAGCAAAACTTTCTGCCGCTCGAATCGATGCAGCGGGTTCGAATGTTTGTCACATTTCAGTGGATGAGTTGAACACAAATTATTCGCAAAGAACTTCCAATGTTTATGGAGGGCAGTCGTCTATGACAAATCTTAACAGAGGATTTGGTACCATCATTCAGGCTGGCTCTAACCCAATAATATTTAGAGATGATTATGACGTTGACACGCAATACATGACCCCAATAAGAAAAGTGGATAGACTCACGTTCTCTCTTAGAGATGAAAATGGTGATACGATCACGAGCAGTACTGATAACTTTTTGATTTTCAAGTTTGTGTGTAAGAACAAAAATTTGCCCTTTATTGAATCAGGGCGCTAGGTAAGTGTATTTTTTACCTTTCGTTATATTATAAATGTCGACGGGGATCGTTCAACTCATAGCAGTTGGTGCCCAAGATGAACACATCATGGGTAATCCAGAGATATCATTCTTCTCATCGACATTTAAACGACATTCGAATTTTTCGCAATCCGTCGAAAAACAGACCATACAAGGAAATGTTAAAGGTAATTCCATGTCATCGGTAAAATTTGAAAAAACTGGTGATTTATTGGGATACGTGTATCTCACACTTGATGATAATAAACAGGCGCTCGACACACAAAGGTGGGACAGAATAGTTGAAAAAGCTGAAATATTGATAGGAGGGCACGTCATTGACGCGCAAGATGGTATTTTTACCGAAAAAATAGCCATCGATACGTTTGCACAAAACGTATCTAAAAGCGCAAACGGTACACACCCGGGTGTGAGCGCGCGTTCTTATTTTTATCCATTTAGATTCTTTTTTTGCGAAGGTCCTCAATGCGCTTTGCCAATCGTGGCTTTACATTATCACGATGTCGAAATGCGCATACACTGGGGACCCGATGCAGGAAACTACAACGTAGAAATGTATGCAAACTATTATTATTTAGACAACGAAGAGCGAGGAAACCTTGCATCCAGAAATCACGAAATGTTGATAACGCAAGTGCAAAAGAATATCCCATCCGGGGAATTGACGCAAGAACTCACATTTAATCACCCAGTAAAGTATCTCGCATCTTCGGACACAACAACGGAAGGTGCGCTGACTTCGACTACAAACAAGGTTAAATTAAACATAAATGGATTAGATATTGGTAAATATAGGTGGGGTAAACCACATTACATAGATGTCATGAATTATTACCACACAAATTTCGTTACATCCCCAGATTTCTTTTTGTATTGTTTTTGCTTATCTACGAGCTCTCTTCAACCTACAGGTACGTTAAATTTCAGTAGACTCGATTCAGCAAAAATCGTGAGTGAAAATACACCAATCCGTGACCCGATTTATGCAGTAAATTACAACATATTACGCATACAAAACGGGATGGCGGGACTTGTTTATGCAAATTAAAATGCAATACTATATTAAATGGTTAAGAACTTACCGACGGTGGAGCGATCCACCAAAATTAGGTTTGGTAAGAACTGCACGGACGACCAGGCGGAAAATACAATTGTATTCAACGCGAGTAATGCTCAAATAGATGCGAGCATACCCGGGGCGGTGTACATGACACCTCTCCGAGAACAACCCGATTTGTTTGATACAAACGTTACGATGATGACGTATAACACGACAACTAAAGAGCTCATGGACTCCGGTGTTACAGCATCGGATGTACTTAACTTTAATTTAGAAGACGTAACCATAAACGGGAATGTCACGTCGAATACAATGATTTTTAGAGGAGAAACCGCATTTATTACCGAATCCACTAAAACTGGTATTTCAAATAGCGCACCCACACACACTTTAGATGTGGGTTCAAATTTATATGTAGACGACACGGGTGATACGATTTTAAACGTCACTGGTACTACGAAAACAAGTGAATTGCGTGTCACTGGAGATGCACGCGTATCAGGAAACTTAGAAGTTACGGGTGTAGTGACTTCCATTCGCACAGAAAATGTGGTGATGGATGACGCAATCATAGAACTCGCGAACAATAACACGCTTGGAACGACAGATATGGGTGTTATCATGACAAAACCTGGAACAAATGTAGGTTTGGGTTACCGTGGACATGAAAATGAATTCATGGTCGGTTTCACACAAAGTGATGCATCTGGACTCGATTTGGTACCGGATACATCTAATTTGATACAAATGAAGGTGTATGGTGACCTTGACGTGTCTAACACACTCGATGTATCGACGCGTGCTACCGTGGGATCAAATGTCGTGATAGATGATGATGTGGATAACGTCATATACGTCACAGGTAACACGTACACTTCTCGAGCAGTAAATGTTGGTTCTAATGTCGCGATTGATGACCTCGCTGAAGATGTCATCGTGGCTACGGGGAATGTCGCGATTTCTAGAGGGCTAGACGTAGGCTCTAATGTCGTAATTGATGATCTCGCCGAAGATGTCATCGTAGCCACTGGAAATGTGTACGTGTCCCACGCTTTGGACATTGGTTCGAATGTTATCATTGATGATTTGTCCGAAGATGTCATAGTAGCTACTGGGAATGTCTCCGTCTCCCATGCACTCGATATCGGTTCGAATGTTGTGATTGACGATTTAGCTGAAGATGTCATCGTAGCCACTGGGAATGTGTCCGTGTCCCATGCGCTTGATATCGGCTCTAATGTCGTGATAGATGACCTATCGGAAGATGTCATTTCTGCGGAAGGGAATGTATACGTGTCCCACGCACTCGATGTCGGCTCGAATGTCGTGATAGATGACCTATCGGAAGATGTCATTTCTGCGGAAGGGAATGTATACGTGTCCCATGCACTCGATGTCGGCTCGAATGTTGTGATTGACGATTTAGCTGAGAATGTGATCGTAGCCACTGGAAACACTCACACAACTCGAAAATCAACCATTGGTTCAAATGTTGTGATTGACGACTTGGCTGAGGATGTTATAGTAGCTACTGGGAACGTTTCAGTGTCTCACGCCTTAGACATTGGTTCAAATGTTGTGATTGACGACTTGGCTGAGGATGTCATCGTAGCCACTGGGAATGTGTCCGTGTCCCACGCTTTGGACATTGGTTCGAATGTCGTCATTGATGATTTGTCCGAAGATGTCATAGTAGCTACTGGGAATGTGTCCGTCTCCCATGCACTCGATATCGGTTCGAATGTTGTGATTGACGATTTAGCTGAAGATGTCATTTCTGCGGAAGGGAATGTATATGTGTCACACGCCTTAGACATTGGTTCGAACGTTGTCATCGACGATTTGGCTGAGAATGTGATCGTAGCCACTGGAAACACTCACACAACCCGAAAATCAACCATTGGTTCAAATGTCGTGATTGACGACTTGGCTGAGGATGTCATAGTAGCTACTGGTAACGTTTC